GAATCGTAAACATGATGGTTGTACCCAGAACCACTACGAGACTTAATCCATAAAAAGTCTGGATTGAATCCAACTCCAGTGATTGATTGTGTTGCTCCAGTACCAGTCCACAGCTTCACATCCATCAGGGTATTAGGCTTGGCGACTACTGGGGCGCCGAGGTTGGTATCGCACAGTGCCTTGAAGCCGCTGGGGGCTGTGTAGGCAAATGCGCGTTGGCCGAAGTTTAAGTAGCTTACGCTGCTGGAGTTATATGCTCCAGCGATTGGAAAATACGTATCAGCCGGTATGCTGCTAAAAGCTACGCCTAAACTGGCGCCATTTTTGTAAAGAGTTAGCGACCCAGTGTCTGCATTAAACGCTAGCCCAATAACATCTCCACTTGTCCAAGAAGTAGTATAAGCAGTGGCTCCGCCGTTATTCCACTTTAAATTACCTGAGGAAAATCCGTAGCTCCTAGAAGTTGCTCCTGGATAATTTAATGCGTCCGTATCCTTATTGCCCATACCAATTTGAATATCGTTTGTGCCCGTAGTCGCTGCCAGAGTTTGCTCCCAGTACCATTTACCACTCGACATTCCGATAGTGGCAAAAGTGCTGCCATATGGGCTAATTCCGGTTATTGTTAAATTTCCATCACTTAACGTATGAACTGAAGACTTTGACAGCGGATTCAACGTCGCATAATTTCCCCGCACCTCCCCACCCACGCCTGTATCGGTCCCATAACTAGTCGGGGTGTCTACGAGGGAATCGTTCCCAGCACCAGCAGTAACGGATAAGTTATTCGGCGTCCAGTTATTACTGTTGCCAGAAGTGTCCTTCCCTAATGTGCTGGCAGTGTTACTACTGTTGTCGGCAAACTGTAGGTAGAAGGAATTACTTATTGTTACGGGTGAGAAATTTGTTGTGTATTTTGCAAGTCCTTTGTAAACCCGTAGATCTTGCAAATACTGAGTACCGTATTCGGAATACTGAGACGAACCGATATTGACGCCAGCAGTAGTCATATTCAGGGTAAAGGAATATGTATTTGCTGCCTTAACGCCGTCAATGAAAAAGCTAAGAACACCTGAGCTTCTTACAACTGCCAAATGGAACCACCTATCATTGCCAGGATTTACTCCGGAAGAATAAGCGGCATTGCTATAAACTGTAATCGCTTGGTTAGAGTACGAGAATATCGTAAAGTTGCCTGTTCCCATCAAATGATCAAAGATTTGAAGCCCGCCACCTGACGGTCGGTAGACAAACGCTTCAATTGTAAAGTCACCTGTACCAAAGGCAAAATCAGCACTTGAGCCAAGGGTTAGGTAATCTCCGGCTCCATCGAAATATGCGCTGCTCCCGTAGAACTTACTTTGCGCTGTGCTGGTATTTGTGTTTCCATTAACAGTTACAGTCTTAGCACTGCCACTTCCTTTGATCGTCGCGCTTTGATCACCAAATGATGTGCCACCATTAGTGCCATCCATTGGCAAGGCCAACACAATCGACGAACTACTTGCATCAGTACGAGTGCCAGACCCTTTAGCGGCACCGTAAGTATCAGTAGTATTCCAAATCGGCAGACCACCGGTGGCGGCAGCAACCGATACTTGGCCATAAGTACCGGTATAAGCCTTAGGAATTAGCTGCCCAGTAGTGGCACTGACTTCTGTGAAGCTCGATGGGGTTAATTGCTGGCCATCAATCAGTTGGACGTTTGCTAAATAACTATTGGAATAATAACCAGCATATTCACCAATACGATGGGAGTTAGTTGTATTAATGTTAGTATCAATGTTTTGGCTGGGATATGTAGACGACGATAAGGCGGTGACCAACACACCATTGACATATATTTTAACTCGATCTGTAGACGTTGCAGCAGTTGTGTCAACAGCGCATAACAAGTGAAACCATGCACTTGTATCTCTAAAAACTTGAGTGGTAACTACACTAATTCTTGAAACTCCCCCTGAATAATCAACTAATCCAATATCATTAGCACTGTTTCTATAGCCAATAAGACCTGTATAATTGCCGCCGTCAATTCTACACGCAAAAAAAGTATCAAAAGTGGCGGAGTCAAGAACGCTCCGCTTTACCCACCCGCTCCAGGTCCAAGTCTTGCGGTTGGACGCAACACTCGGGGTCCGACTTAAATAACTTGTTGAACTGGAATCGAATCTCAAAGATCTACTCACCTGGAAGCCACCAGCGGCGGCATCACCAGCGCCAAGAAGCAGAGAAGAACGGATGGGGCTCATTTTACGTCGTTGAGAATACGGGCGGTGATACGGGTAGAAGATTCAACGTAATATGCGATCACGTCAACTGCAGCGGCTGTGGTGGTGAGCGTTGGAGCCGTACCACCCGCAAATTTGAAATAACTACCATATGCCAAAGTACGACTGCCGGTGCCATCTTGGGTGATTACGATTGTCCCGCTTTGCCCAGCCGTTAGGTTTGTCGGGTTGGCAAGTGTGCGGCTGCCGCCGAGGGTGACTGAGAAGTTGTTAGCTGCTGCAAAATCCGGCGTGATGGTTGCGCCATCGGTCAATGCTGTGATCGTTCCACGCTGGGCAACGGTGAATGACTGGACGGCATTAGTAACCGCCACATTGCTGATGGTGCCAGCGTTGCCATTGACACTTAAAACACCGGTGTTGGCAATTGCAGTGCCGGTTACGCTGATACCACTACCAGCGGTGGCGACTGTGATATTTGCGCTGCCGTCAAAACTGACGCCCTGAATGGTGCGAGCTGTTGCAAGGGCGGTGGCGCTGCTGGCAGTACCAGTCAGGGCTGCGGTGATCGTGCCAGCGCTGAAATTACCTGATGAATCGCGGGATACGATTGCCGATGCGGTGTTGGTACTAACCGCAGTGGTAGCGCTGTTGCTAACTTTGCCTGCAGTGGCGATGGTGGCCAGCTTGGTATCTACAATCCCAGCGCTGGCGTTGATGTCAGCGTTGACGATGGAGGCATTACCGCTGACGATTACGTTGCCCGATTGATCCGGGAATACGATGGTGCGGTCAGCAGTTGGATCGACCACCGACAGATAGGTTTCGTATGCGTTGGCGGTGCTGCCTTCAAAACCAAACGTACCAGCAGTGCCGATTAGTAATTCACCGGTTACAACTCCGCCGGTCTTGGCGATTTTTTCGTCGTCTAGCTCTTGGATCGCTGTTTGAACGTTGGTGGCGGCAATGTTGCCATAGGGTGTAACTGAAATGTTAGTTGCTGTTTGGCCTGCAATAGCATTTGAAACGTCAACTAGATCCCAGGTTGCGCCGTTACAAATAATCATGTCCGGCGGCGCAAGCGCTACCACCGGTGCAGGTGACGTGCCATTACCTGATTCAGATACAACAACGTAATACTGGTTTAGCGTTGCCGAACCAGCGGGGAGCGCATTGCCGACAACTAGGCCGGCTGCAGTGCCCGCAGTTGTTACCGATGCAACTCTATTTGTGTTGCCATTATACGTACCAGCGTAGACAAGGTTTCCACTGATAACCGTCAATGGTTGCCAGGTATTACCATCGTAGATGTAATAATCGCCGTTAGTGCTATCGAAAAACCCTTGGCCTGTAAAGTCGGGCGTCGGGAACGTAACCACACCCGAGGTGCTGCCTGCGCCGCCAAATTGAATGGTAGAGTAATTGGCTAATTTAGGCCCAGTAATTGAGTTAGTGCCAAACAAACTGGCGCTTAACGTTCCGGTCGTAAGTTTGCTGGTGTCGAGGCTTGGAATATCAGACGCTACCAAATTGGCGCCTGCGGTGACGATGCCCTTGGTTGTTACTGTGACTTTCGGGTATGCGCCAGCGGTGAGGCCAGCTTGGGTCGCCAACGAAATGGTGCCGGTGCTAACGGCGAAATCACCGCCGACGATCACGCCGCCTAGAGCGCTAGATGTGGCGGCAGTAACGCTTAGCGCACCAGCGCCATTGACTGAGGTGCCGGTGCCTGGGCTAACAGCACCTGGTACGCCAGCGCTAGCAACAGGTAGATCAGCCGACACCAACGCAACTGCGCCGGTGATGTGACCCTGTGCATCACGGGTGATGCCGCTAGTAGTGCCAGCGCTCACGGAATTGCTGTGGTTTAATACGCCGCCGCCGGTAACAGATAGACCGCTGCCAACTGAAATGCCGCCAACCACTGACGAGGTTGCCAGTGGAATATCAGCCGCAGCAAGCGTAGTGCCAGCAGTGACGTGACCCTTGGTATCCACGGTCACCTTGGTATATGTGCCTGCAGTTGCACCACTGGCAGCGTGTTCTAGTGACCCGGTGCCAGCATTGCGAACAATGGGGCTGGTGGGCGCAACTAGCCCTAGGTTGCCGCTGGATACAGCTAGACCGCCGGTGGCTGGAATGCTGCTGGTGTTGAGTTTGGTGGCAGTTACCGTGCCATCGCTCAAGTTGGTGCCGCTGATGCCGCTTAGGTTGACCTTGGCAACAGGAATGGAAGCATCATCAATCAGTGTGACGGCTTGCTGGGTAAAAGCTTTGGCGGTAATTTTCTTGGTTTCGCTTGCGCTGAGGTCAGCAACTGCCAGCGGATCGGTGGCGGCCAAATCAGCCGAAGCTAGTGCTGCTAGTTCTGTAATCCGAAGATCAGCCATTTTGTTGCTCCAGCAGCAGGGCGCCGTTACCGTCCTCAAGTTTCAGTTTAGCACCGTCCTCCTTCAGTAGGTAGGACGGCGGGTCGGTGATAACCCTGAGGCGAATTTCACCGGTGCAAATAAAATTAAAAACAGAGCTTACAATTTGCCCTGGATCAAACGCAATGCTTGCTTGCGTAATTATGCCATCAATTTCAAACCATACTTCGTCGTTACTTGCGCCTGTACCTTGGCCTTTACCATTAGAAATCAAAAATAACTTAGCTTGAAATTCAGCGCCAAATCGTTGACGCAAAATTAATGCATGCATATAAGAAGCAAGTTCAACATAGCCAGCGGCGCCTGGATAAGCAGATGTTTGATTGTAGCGATAATCAAAAATGCAAGACATTTGGCCGCTGCCCGTGATCATTGTTCCATAATGATTACGAAATTCATCGCCCAATGATGATGTATCAACTGTTTCTCTATCCGTTGATATTTCATACCGTTCAAGATTGCCAACAACCCTAGGAATTTTATTTAATACGCTGGCAGCAATTGGAATATTTCTTGCGATTGAAGACAACGCTATCAAGCCAGTAGCTTCGCCTGCAACGGCATTATCAAAAGTGTTATACAATCTAATGCTGCCTAGGTCGTCAACATTTACAAACCAATTGCCATCTATATGTCGAACGCCATTAGCCCAACCAGCGGCGGCAACAAAATCAAGGGTAGTTCCATCGGTAGTTTTAAACGTTACATAATCGCCAGTTAGCAAAGCGCCGACTGGAAATTCAAAACTAAATCGTGATTTAGTTGTATTTACATCGGAAGGATTTACAGTTGCCGTTAGACCATCGGCAATGCTGGTTCTGGTTAATTGAATTAAGCCTGCAGTGCCAAGGTAAATTGCCATTACAACGTTACCCCAGTCAATGCCCCGGTAAATTGAAACTGGATTGTAGCTTGCATCACCTCGCCAACCGCGCAGTTCAGTTCGCCGCTAGTAATAATTACATTGCCTTGTACGTATTTATTGCTCCAACCAAGCTTAATCGCGACAGCAGATTCAGAAACTGCATTGGTGCTAACAATTCGCTCTAGTAACGCCTTGGGTGCATCGTCGTAGTAAAAGATTGTGGCACTGCCACCAAATTGCCGCAACCCAGGCACATAAGAACGGTCGGTGTCGCTGATCGCCGTGGTCTCTAGCGTGTCAACATTGCTGGAAAAACTCCAGTTTGAGACCTTGGCGACCGAGCTGCCGTTATAGGTCAAGGTGCCGTCTTTGCCGCTGTAATAGGTCATGAGTCAAGCACCCCAATTAATTTTACCGTAACCGACATACGGCCAGGCTTAATACTGCTGAACTGTGGCGCTTCGGCGTATTTATACTTCATTCCAAATGGGGCAGCGCTGTAGCGGTTTGATGCACTTGCGCTGCTATCGCCTAGGTGGAACGTAGGATTGCCAGATTTAGCGGCTTCTGTTAAGCCAAACGTATAAATGGTGCCGCGACACGCCAGGTAATGATCGTAGATGGCAGCGGCAATAGTTTCGGTGGTGTTGTTGTACGCTAGATCGATTGTTTGGTTGGTGCGGCGGCTTCCGTATTGAACCGTGGCTTGGATGCCAGATTGCGAGGTAAAAGTCTTGCTGGGGAAATCGCCCATCGCCAACGACCGACTGCTCGGCACGTAGTTAGGGAAATCGGGCCCCTGCGGACTCATGATTGCACCTCGATCACAAACTTATTGTCGTCCAAGTCTAGGTAAGAGATGGCGCCGCTGGCATTTGTACCGACGTGACTAGCGCCGATGTCCAATAGGCCGTCTTCATCATAAGCGATGGATTCGACCTTATAAACGCGAGGGTATTGGTCGGCTGGATCGTAAACAGTAAAAACTGCACCTCTAAATTTAGGATCGGTCGCGATGCCGCTGCTATCGACGGTCATTGAGGCCGACTCAACAGCCGCCATGCCAGACCGCCACCAATACACAGTTGCTGTCTGGCTGTCGAGGCTAGTAGTGGTAACCACCTTGCCGTCGTTTAATACGTGACCATTTTGGAATGACGCTACGTGTCTGGCAGCGCTAGAAAGCTTGAAGTAGGCGCCGGGCTCTAGAGCAACTGCCTCGGGCAAAGTTTTGAACTGGACGGTGTGGGTCGTATTGGCCCGCACTTGAATCAGCAGCTTGGCGTAGGTTTTGGCGTGTTCAATGTTGGTGCAGAAGCCAGTAAAATCCACGGCTTCCGTTGGCGCAGTTTCGCTTGACGTAACTAGGCGCACCAGCACACTGCGGGTTTCGGCGAATCCGTTTTCAATCTCCTGCCTGTACGTCACTACCACCTGCGGTGCAAGCCGTTGCTCAGTTGAGTACCAATTAACCTGCAGGCTGTCTTCGATAATATTGCCATCGGTAAACAATGCACTGATCCTTGGCTGGCGGGCATAATCAATGGCATACCCGTTGCTTGCATTGGGATCAATCGGATAGGAAGGTGCAAGCGAAATTTTGCCGCCCTTGATTACAAAATCCAGCATAAAATATGGCGCATGTTGGTAAGCCCATTCACGTACGTTAGTTTGGCTTGAAATTACGCCGTCAAAAAACCAACCATTAGCCTGACACGCTTTGGCTGCGGCGCGAAAACCGTCCCAATCGATCATGGCCTCGGGCACCAATGCACCAGAGCCATAGACAGTAGAGCGCAACAGGTTACGCAAGATCTCTGGAAACAGATGGCTGGCGCCTGTAACACCTAGATCTGTTGGTGAATTGACGCTATTGCCACCACTGTCAACCATTAAAGGAATGATGCGCCCCATTTTGGCGTAATAGCTGAAGTTGCTAAAGCTGCTCCAGTCCTTGCCACTGCGAAGTTGCATTCCAGCCAAAGCAAGGCTGTTGTACAACGGTGTTGTCGAATTTCTGCGCTGTTCATTTACGTATACAATTTGATGCTCGGGACTATCTTGATGGCTCCCTTCTTCTTCGCTGAATAGGTATACGTCAGCAACTGCGTCCCAGATGTTGACAGGCCTTCCGACTGCTGCCGACCCTGGAGTACTTTCAAGTCCAGAGATCATAATCGCTGGTAAGCTCGTGCCGTTTACAGTGAATGTTTTGCGGTAACCATAGTTATTACCTTTGCTTTGAATAAACAACTTAACGATTGTTGTTTCGGTTGTGTTGGCCCGGATGCCTACACGAGTAGGAGATCCTGACCATCCGTTGGGCATATCAGCATAAAATTCCTCGCCGTTATATATACCGCCGTCAAATCCTTCTGGTTGAATTGTTTCATTAACTTGGAACTCGCTAATCCAGCCGTAGGTATAACCTGAATATCCGGCTGTAATCATGTCGGCATTATATATTGGATCATTTACGCCTACGCTGTAAAGCATTATGCTAATTCTCACGTAACGCCCGCTAGAGCTGCGTAATTCCAAAGTCCTTGATGTTCTTTGCCCTGCGCTGCTAGGAAGCTCAACGCCTAGTACACCCATATGAAGCCATCGTTGGCGCCAGCCAGTTGTAATTGATGTGACAGAAAAGGAGTTAATTATTGACTCGTGTGCGATCTGTATTGTCAGACCAGAACCATCGCCGCCGCTAGTCCCATACACACCAGGGGCTGGCGGATTGCTTGTGATCAATGAGTCGGGCGCGATAGCCGTTACCGCATTATTAGTTGGCTGAACCGGCCCGGATACTCCGCCCCAGTACATAACTTTATTGGTGCCTGCGTAGGCGTCAATGCCAGTGCCTGGATTGCCTACATAACTAATGTTTACGCCGCCATCTTTAGATCTAAACGATTGCAGGCTTCCATTGCTTGCATCTAATATATATGCGTACTGATGCAGCCTGATAAACGCGCCGCCAGATACGGGTACAAATCGCACTTCGTAAATGTCTGCCCCAGCGTAAAAAGTTAAGCGTATAAAATTAAACTGGCTGACGGGGTTGTTTCCTTTGGTCCCAAATGGCTGATCCGATACTCGTTGCCATGCAGAATTACCTGTAGACTTGCGGTATTCAACATGAAAAAACGAATAACGGAATCCGTAGTCTGTGTAGGTTCCATAGGTAACTATGCCCCCGCCAGTCTCGATTTGCTCCGCAGTAGCTTCAGATTGAATGCTGGCAAAATTTACTAGGCCATTAAAGCGCTTGTAGACTGTCGATTTAATTCCAATTTCAACTTGGTCAACGGCTCTTGTGGTGGTGACGCTACCAATGGCAAGCTTTGATATTGTTGGATATGCTGTGGACGACCCAAGCATTATCCTGAAGATCCCAGGATGCACAATCTTGCCAATGCCTAGTGCTAATATTTGGCCGCGAGATGTAATCTTAAACCGATAAGATTTATTAAACGTACCATCATAGGGCGCATTAGTGCTAGTGCTTATGCATACACCCTGGGCTGAACCAATGGAATAAGTCTCACCTACCGTAAAGGCATTATCAGCTTGTTCACCGATCGTCTTGCGTTTGTTAATAATATCGGCAGAACCGTGCTCCGCAAAATTGGTTTCGTTTTGATCGGCGTAAATTGTATATTCAATTTCGTTGCCATCGAGATCTTGGAACACTTCTTGATAGCCACCATACGATGTACTATCAATTGCATTAATTCCGCAAAATGAGCCATAATAGCTTTCAATTTTTGCGCGTTCTAATTCTGCTAGTGCAAATGAGCGTTGGCTATCAGCAGTGATATTTTTATAATCAAATACAACCTTTACCCGCTTAAATGGCAGCCGCCAATCTTGACCGTTGCGTACGGGCTGATAAGTACCAAACTCAGTGCTGCCGGTTGGTGTGCGGGTGCCGCTAAAAATCGGTTGCGGCCCTTGGTTGGCATATTCGGCAACGATAATATCGCTAGGCGACCTTGGCGCTAGCGTTCCACCAATCTTGGTGCTTGAGTTCAACCGTTGCGTTCCATCGCCACTGCGGTAAAAAATGCACAATTTTGGTTCTTGGTAATTCTTGAGTAGCGTGTCGCCAATCGCCAGGCCTTCAAAATCAGGCTTAGCCATGGCCATGGCATTAAGCGCAAACAATGCTACCAACTCTTGGCCATCGCCTTGGCTTAACAATTGGCTCCATAACAGCTTGGTCTCGGCACGAACGCCGCCAAGCCATTTGCCATTGAATTGTTCACGCTTGGCAAATACCAGCGGCGCCACTTCGCCCAGTCGGGCTACGTTTTGAACTGAGGTAAAACCGTCTACGTTGGTAAATTTACGATTGCTGCTTACGTTGGTGCCTTCAAGATTTTGAGCTGTACCAGCCGGGTCATCTTGTCTTGGGATTTTCGGTTTGGGCGCTAGTGCCTGGGCAGCAAAACTAAGGCCTGTACTAACTACCGTGCCAACAATTGAAACGGTCAGTGGATCGCAAACTACATGCGGGATGTGGTCATATGCTGCACTACGTTCAGGTCTAATATTTGCAATTTCACTGATATACCACGCGTATTCTTCTGGGCTCATGCCCAGCGCATCCATCAACTGCTTTTCCCAGGGCAGTACAGCGCCACGGTATTGACGGCTGGGGACCATGCTACGCGGAGGGTTTGAGCGTTGCAATGGATCCATCCTGAATCGTAAAAGGCGGCTAGCCCATAGCCAATTTTAGCCTGACTAAGGGCGATTGTCCCTGGCGAAGCGTACATCACTGGGCTTCCCCATGATTCTAGCTGCTCAATAAAAACTGATACGTCTCCACGCTTTAGCCGCCGATACCAATCGCGGGTGGGCACTGGCGCGTTGATGCATTGAAATTGCAGCACAGCGCGGCATAGGTTCACGCAGTCGGTTGCACCGTGTCGAAACGGATCAGCGCCCAGCTTGTACGGCAGACCGATTAGATCAGCCGGACCTGATAGCACCGGTTGACGGCAGCGCTCCAACCTGTTTGGCGGTGAAGCGTAGGTTTGGTACGCGGGATTCAATTGCATCGAGCGGGCTGCTGAGTTCAAGCTGGGTTCCTTGGGTGTTGTAGCTCATGCCAGTGCAAAGCCAAATTTCTTGGCCTCGCGGTGGTGTGATCGGTGCGTAGGCGTCGGTTAGCTGGTAGGTGCGTACCTCAGCAACCCAGCTATTGTTTACGGCATCGCGGGTCCAGGCCAGCGTTAGCTGGTTGGTTGGTAGCGTTAGCTGGCTGGATATGTTGTCGCCATTTTTGGTTTTGGTTGCGCCCTGGTAGACAAAGGGCAGCAGGTTCCAGCTAATGCCATCAAAACTGACGGCATTATCGTTGAAGAAATTTTGCCAATAGCTCTTGCCGCCATCGTGTTTGGTGAACGTCAGGAAATTGCCAATTACAACGACTGACATTAGACACCCACCTGTCTGCGGAATGCAGGAGAAGTCCGCATTTTACTCGCCACCTGTTGTGCTCCAGCCTTAGCTCCGGCTGCGGTAGCGCGTTTTTCGGTTGCAGCCATGGCAGCCATGAGTTGATCTTTGCTCACCCAATCTTGGCCTAGGAATTGCGTGGTTTCAAAATTCATCGCAAACGTGGGGGCGGCATCTGCGCCCATACCAGTGGCTGCGTCGCTGCTATTGCCACCGGCGTCAAGCCGTGGGTAACGTCCGAGCGCTCCGGCGGCATCAAGCTTGACGGGTATCGAACGACCGTCAGGTAATGGCACATAGGCCTCGGGCTTGCGACCTTCGCCATATATGGCTAGCTGTGGGCTATTGGCAATCCCACCATTGGCATAACGCTTCAGCGGCATCGGACCGGAAGTGGTCATAATGCCGCCGTTGGCAAATCCAAAATTTGGACCGGCAGTACCCACACCGGTTACTGGATTGGTGTAACCAGATCCAAAGCCAGTGGCAGAAGCAGCTGGACCAAATAAATTGCCAATTCCTTGAACAATTGGCTTTAATATTAATTGTTGAGTTAAAATACGAATCATATCTTTAATTATTGAATTTGCAAAATCTTTAAAATTTGCTTTACCAGTTGTGGCTAATTCAACAATACTATCCGATAATCCTTTAAAAGTATTAGTTGTTAACGCTGATACGTTTTGATTTAACGTTCCAATGCCATCAGTGAAGCCTTTTAGACCATCGCGAAAACCTTGACCAATGTCAGCGGCATTTAATTTATCAATTTCTTCATTTATCTGGCGTATTGCATATGCTGTTTTAAGAGCTTCCTCTCTGCTTGCGTTAAGACCATCAACTATTTGCTGAAAATCTTCATTTCCCATTTCGGCTTGTCTTGCTTTTTCTGTTTCTTGTTTTAATAATTCGCTATATGTTTGCCTTACTTTTAAATCGCCTAATTCAGCGGCAAGAGCTTTAGGGTCATTTCTGTATTGTTTGCGCAAACCTGCTTCAGTTAATTGCTTTTGATTGGCATCAGCTTGCTCATATAACATTTGTTGCATTTTACGTTTTATTTCATCATATTTATCTTTTTGTTTGTCTAATTCCTCTGTTTGTTGTTTTTGCGATTTGACAATATTATTTTCAATTTCTCTTTTTCTTTGAGATTGAAATAATTCAATTTCGTTGCTTAAAATATTTTTTTGAACCGTAGCTTGAATTATTAAAAGTTGTTTTTTTCTTTTGTCTTCTTCTAAATTAATTTTTGTGCCAAGTTCCATTAGTTTTACATAACTTTCCTGAGTTTTATTGGTAATTTCATATTGTAATTTTTCAAAATTTAATGATTTTACTTTTGCAAAATCTTTTTTTTCTTGACTTTCTGCAATTTGACCTTCAAGAATTGCAATTGATTTTAAATTCTGAAAAATAATTTGCTGACCTTGCTGCCTGTAAATAGCAAGAGCCTTTTCCAATTGGAATTCTTTTTCCGTCATTCCTTTGGTTTCATTTCCCTTTGGATCTTGATAATTTGATGGTTTATCAAGTTCTGTCTTTAATTTTTCTAATTCTTTATTTTTTTCTGTAGTAGATAATTGATTGTAACGTTCTCTAAATTTAGGGTCAAGAAAACCTAAAAGTCCTCTATTTCCTTGCTCTTTAGAAGCCTGCTCAAAAGCTTTTTGATTAGCTGCAATCTCAATAGCGCTTCGTCTTGATGATTCAATTGCGGCAGTTGTTAAATTTGCAAATTTTGTAATTAAATCTTGAATGCCAGCACCTACGGGTTTAAAAAATTCACCAAATGCAAGCTGCATTTTTTTCAATGCATTTTCCATTCTTGCGCCTGCTTCATCCGTCGAACTTGCCATTTTCTTGGCAGTTTCTGCGTATTGAGGTCCCAGTGCGGCAACGAACTTCATTAAATCATTAAGGCCAACAGTTCCCTGTTCAAGATCTTTTTGTAATTGCGGTAACGTTCTACCAGTTGATTTAGCAAATAATGCCACGGCGCCTGGGAGGCGTTCTCCAAGCTGGCCGCTTAACTCTTCTGCACTAACTTTTCCCTTTGAAAATACTTGCGACATTGCCAGCAATGCGCTTTGTGTATCTGCTGTACTGCCACCAGTAGCTTTAATTGCGGCTGTAACATTTCTAAATACAAGATTTGCATCTTTTATATTGCCGCCCGCGCCTTTGACGGAAGCGGAAAGTCGCGTAAATGATTGAGTGGCGTCAAGAATTGGAACATTAAAATCTTGACTTATAGATTTAATGGCTTGCTGTGCTCTTGCGTATTCACTTGATGTTCCAGTAACACCTTTCAAAGCAATGTTTAACTTGCTGATTTCTGCTGCATATTCTGCTGTGCTTACAATACTTTGTCGAACCAACGCTGCAGTGGCACCGATGCTGGCACCCATTTGAGCGGCAGCTGGGCCGCCAAGTACTGCGCCTACGCCAGCGCCTAAAGCCGCTTCAGGGCCTCCAAAAATGCCAGCTGCAGCTACTATCCCTGCTGATTGACCAAATTGTTGCCGACCTTGCCTACGCCTATCACGCGCAGCAAGGCGCCTGTCGAAATCTGCAAGTTCAGCATCAAATCCAGCCTTTTGTTCTTTTAAGGAAGCGGCTTGTTTTCTGTTTTCTGCTTGAATTTCTAATTGATTATATTTTTCATTTAACTCAAGTCGTTCTACTCTTGCACGTTGTTGCAGTGAATATTGTTGATCCAACGAAGAGCGCATTTGATCAAGCGCTTGATTTGCTTGACCATAATTTAATTGCTGAGGACCGATTGGACTTGGATATGCATTCTCAACTTGCTTGCGCCAAAACTCGGGGTCATTGGTGCCAAAGGGCATTTGGCCATAGGCGCCATAAGTGCGCCCTCTGCCCATAATTGCTTGGCCTGCATTGCCACCAGAGGCAATACCGCTGCTGGCGCTTTTAAATTGCGTTGCAGCTTGCGTTACAGAATTTAAACGGTTTTCTACAAGTTTAATATCTTGTGCAAATTGACGATATTCATTGCTTGCAATTGATGCTTGATCCTTAAGACTTTTAAGTGTATTAACCGCAGATCTAAGATTATTTTCAGATGCATTGGATGCGCTGCCAAGCGCTACCGCAGCATCACGTAGTTTATTGAGATCTGATGCAGCAGGAGTTGCAGATCCCTGTAACGAGCGAATGGCAGATTTAAGGCCTTCAACGTTTTCAACGCCACGGACTAAGGCCTCAATCCTAAATTGGGTATCAGCGCTAGCCATCGCGGTTCAGTGCTCCAAGGGCTGCTGCTTCCATGACTTGGATGCCCTCCAGCATGGCCTGCACGTCTTCTATTGAGTATAGTTCACAGAACCAGCGTAACGTCTCATACTTAAGCCCCACATAGCCACCCATGGTTACATTCCATTGGGTTTGCATACGCATGAACATCAGGACTATATCCCAGTTCTCTTCCCATACTTCAAAATCTTCAGATACGGCCGGCAGGTTTGGAGCGTCAATCCCCAAACCTGCGGCGTCCTTTTCCGTTTCATCCACCACGCTGCCGCCAGCCCAATGCTCAGCGGCCTCTGTTAGTTTTTTCGCTTGGCTCCTGTCAAGCTAGCGAAAAATGCCTCCACGATTGCAGCAGCAACCAAAGGCACATTAAGCAATTGATCCAATGCAGCGGCACTAAACGGCACATCAGCTCCCTTGGGATCCGTCACGCCAGTCCAACCAAGTACAACCTCCTTGGCAAAATCAGGATCAGTGCTAGTGCCTTTACCGTCAATTACTTCTTGGATCCGCGATTGCGAAAGCCGTTTCAGTTCAACGTCAAAGGTCTGCTTTTCAAACCGGCCACCATCTACTGGAAATTCGACGGTAACCGGCCAGGAATAGCTGTCCGACTGCTTAAGAATAAATGCCATGGAGATTAGGTGTAAGCGAGGGACAGTTCGTCGTTGCCAGTAGCGGTTGGAGTCGCCACATAAGGCAAGTTCATCATCGCGATGCCGTTCAACTCGGCATACGAGGCATCGGCTAGATCAGCTTGCGCCATCGTTAGCGTTGCAATGTTACCAGTGGCAGTGCCATGCTGGAATGAAACGCTGCCGGTGGTTGAACCGGTGGACACCGTGAAATAGTTCTTGGTGGCCAGCAGCACAGCCTCAATCGACATGGTGCCGGCAGGCTTGCGATCAGTAATCAGCACTTCCTTGGTGCCGCCAATCAATTCGCGATAAACAATATCGTTCCCGATATTGAGATCAATCGATTGCAGCGCTCCAGAGTAGCTGAAAGCTGAGAAGCTGGTGGTGTTGCCGTTCTTGAAGATCAGCGGTGTTGCTTGGTTGGCGTAGGTCGGCGTAGCAAGCGCTGTATCGGTAGGAGCGTTATAGATCCCGGTCATCGTAAAAGCGATGGTGGGGATTGCCCCAACTTGGCCATTGAGGGTAAATGTGCCACGGGCGCCGGTCACAATGTGACGAATGCCGTCTTGGTAGAAGTAGATGGTGACGGAGCTGAAGCTGGTGCTTACTGGCGCATAGGTAACGCTAGTGGTGGCCACTACGGTCTCAGACAGCCCACAGGCCTTCAGCACGGGACCATAGGCAGGTGCAGTGCCAGCGGCGCCGGAGCCAGCAAGTTCAACCTCGAAAGTTACTTGCACCCTGGTTTGTGCGAGTAACTGCTCGTAATTACCCAAATATGGGCGTATAAGTTCACGTTGAACTATGTCCGACTGAAGCGGCACAATATTTAAGTTCCGCACCAAGATCGCATTAGACGAACCGGTTGGAGTTGGATCGGTGCCGTAGGTAGCTTCAGCCTTGGCTAGGATCAGCCGTTTCCGTGTTAGCAGAGCCATTGCTCAATTCCTCGGGTTGAGTGTTGGCCGGCTCTGTCCGCTCGATGAGCTTCCGCTTGCCGGTTTTGGGATCAAGGAGGTAAGAACCACCTTGGCCCCAATATTCATCCATCATGATAGCCATGATCAGCTCGCAAGATTTGCGACCGAGGTGCGGTAAAGCACTCGATAATCACACATTACCACGCCTGCTGGTTGATCGGCTTCAACAGTTTCAAATGTCACCCCAACTGGTTGAATATCAATGGCATAACCGCCAAGCGTAAGGTCAGCCATTAGCTTGCCGTGAAGGCTTTCGATTATTGGGTCAGCAATTTGATCCGGGATGTTGCCGCGCACAATTACTGCAACACGAACGGTAAGGCTCCAGTCGAGCGTAGGAAGGCTGGTATTTTGACTGGCCTGATCGTTGATAGGTTCAACGACAATGGCAGGGCTCTCGGCGCGAGCTATGGGCTCCACGCGGCTGCGATAGATCCTGGTACTAACGCCGGTGGTGCCGGTGAGCGCAGTACGGATCGCGGTGATGATTGTTTCGCGCTTAGTGGTCATGATGCAACCTGGACAATGGTGCAGATCACGCCGGGAATGCTCGGATGCACCGGTGGGCTGGCGCTTGCGGCTTCAGCTTGAATATAAGCTTGAGCGTCACTAGTATTCCAAATCAATTCAATATAATCCTTGGCTTGTAATTTCATAACAAAGTTAATAGTGCCAATTATGTTGCCATTTGTGCCACCATGGCTCGCAATAACGCTGAACCTGCTATCGCTTGCTGGCGCATCCCCGGAAGCTCCGTTGCCATTTTTTCTAAGCCATACGTTAATGTCGTGAATGTTGGTGTCAGAATTGACAAATTGAATTGAAAAAGTAATGCTGTAAATGCCAGTGTAATCAACAGTCATTCGACTGTTAGACGCCACATTGATGCCACGGTTCAGCGTGTCACTTGATCGCAACAGAACAGACGTTGGAGTGTTGGCCGTTGCAGTTTGCGATGTCTCATCCCAAAATGAGCCCCAATAGCCTGGGCATCCAAAGTACGGCAACTGATTCCATGGCTTAATGCCATTGCCAATTTTTACGTTGCCCGTATCGTTTTCATAGCCGGTTTCGCCCATTAGCAGCGTGGGGTTTAACGCCGACCACACGGAAGCTTTATCAGCCTTGAAATTGCTCATCAGGATTTTTGCAGTCCAATTTCTACAAAAGCACCATCATCAATCAAGCGTGTTTCACGCACTGTATAAGAAGTGCCAGCTACTGTAATTGAGTTACCATAGATCAAAGTACCAAAGTCGCTGGCCTTTGCCGTCAATGTGTAGTCAGTGCTCAGCACCATATCGCCAGCAATCACCTGTGCAGGCATATCTAAAATCCCCAGTGCAGTAACGGCGCCAGCTGTGCAGCTGACGCCGAAATCGTTGAGGAACGTCGATAGGTCCTCAGTAAAAGCCATCAGACGTACTTTTTAGAAGCAAGCGCTGTGACTGAAACTGAACCGGTGCCGCTACCGCCACTTACAGTAAACAACACGCGCACATAACGCAGCAGGTTGTCACTGTTGAGGTAGATCTTTTCGCTGAATGCAGTATTAGCAGCAGCAGCAGTAAAGCCGCCACCAGTAATGTCAGCGAAATCGCCAGCGGTAGTTGTAGCAGAGTGCTGCAACTTAGCGGTGCGGGTGATACCAGCACCACCGGCGGCGGCATCGATCATGAAAGCAACATCGCCTTCATAGTTGAGCAGGTCAACATAGGCAGGGGTGCCGGCGCCAGTGGCGGAAACCACAGCGGTGTTATGCAGGCTCAATAGATCGGTCTTAGAACCGAGGTTCTGGATGGTCATTTGCTAATCCTCCGTTTTGGTGGTGTGGGTTGAATCGTTTCAATTACTTGGGCCACAGCGTCTGCAGCCTTAATCGCTTTGCCAATGCCAATCAGGAATTTGGCATCCGCAGGGGAAGCATTAAGCACTTCCCCAATACGGACCACCTGGCCTGCCAACATTGTTTGCCGCAAGACCTCAATCTTCATGATCAGAGGCTGTTGTTGCCACGGGTGAAGGATTCAGGATGGCGAACGGCAATGTCCACATCCTGCATCGCTACAACGCGCACAGTGCCGGAGGTGCTGTGGGTGTAGGGATCCACCATGATGTCCAGACCAGAGAAGTAAGCAATGATCAGGTCGGCAAAATTGCCAAACCATAGATCGTTGCTTGCAACCTGGTTGCTGACCAGGCCGCGATAGCCATTCACTTCGCCGTCCATATAAATGAACTGAGCGGTGTTGCTGGCTTTTTCGGTGGTCTTCAGGGAACCGCGCATGGCGGCGTTCATCAGGTACACAGGGCTGCCCAGCAATGCGTTAGCAGTCGCAAGGTCAGACTCAAGCGCCACCACCTCGGTAAATGTCGGGGTATTAGCAGCAAAATCCTCAGTGCCGATGCCGGTGGTCAGCTTCAGGCCAAGGGGCTCGCTGTTGGTGCCGGTGCCATAAAGGCCGGCATAGTCAATCTTGAGCGCCAGCACGGTGGCCAGATCACGACGAACCATTTGCTCAACGTCGATGCTGGATTGCAGCATCAGACGGCGGCTGTAGTCGGTGTAAGCAGCGACTGACTTGGGGGTCAGGCTAACTTGATCTACGGTTTGTTGGCTTTCGGTGGGAGCACCGGATTCTGCAATCCAATATGCGGTAGCGGCACCATTTTGTCGCGGAATTGCAACGTTGCCGGTGAGGCCTGTGAGCACAGTGGCGCCAGCTTGGTCAAGGGCTGAGGCGTTACGCAGCAGGTCGATAAAACTGCCGGAATCCAGCATGGTATCAACCAATGCACCACCACCGGAGCTAACACCAGCGGTCAGGTCACGGCGCAGCACATCAGTGGGGATTGTGATGCCACGGGATTGGCGGCCCAGCTGGGCGGCAGCAGCTTCAGAAGCTTCAATCTCAAATGCAGCAGCTTCACGGGCTCCACGGTCGGTGGGGTTAGCCAGGAAGTTGATAGCCCGCAGGAAAGAAAAGTTCTTGGCTTCCTTGGAGGTAAGGCCAATTTCAGGAGCGCCAACAGGCTCTTGCTTGGAGCCGATCTTTTCCAGCACAGCAGCGCGAGCTTCATCAAGGCTGCGGCCACCTTCAATGAGTTGACGGCTAAGATCGGTCATTGAATGCTTATCGCACAGGGCGGAAATAGCGGAGATGCGGCTGCGCTCAGCTTTGGCGGCTTCTTCAGCCACCACCGCCGTATTGTCGGGGGTGTTGTCCATGATTTCAACAGTGGGTTGTGGTGGTGCGGCAGAAGCCGCAGGTTGAGCATCAAGCGAACGCCCGATGCCGACACTGGGGTCTGCAGGTATACTAACCATGCTCACTTCATGTACGCCCCATGAAGTGGCAATAAACTCGCCGGAGCCGCGTTGCTCCATGTCGTTGATCTGATAACCAAACGATACGTTACGTAGTATTCCATCTTTTACATCAGTCAAAACCTCCTGGGCAAAAGGATTTTGGCTGAATCGCACCGTTACATAACCACGTTTAAGTTGTTCATCAATCCAGCCGCGCTCTACGACGCCGATCACTTTGGCTGGATCATGATTAAACAACAGCGGTGCGCCATCGTTCAAGCGTTGTAGGTCAGCGGCGCCACGGTCGTGGCTTAGCACTTCAGTGCCGAAGTACCGCTGCACCGGATATTCAGAGCTGAACGGAAATTCAAAGGTGCGTTCATCAGCGCTGATTTGAAAATCAACGGCCTGTGCCCTGGTCAACCTTTCCATTGACCTACCAGTTGCTTCCTCAAATTGTATCGGCGAAAAATCATGGCCTTCAAGCCATGTGCGGGCTTCTGCAGCGCTAAATTTATCGGCTGCAAACCTGATCGCCTGAATTTCTACAGGGTCATTGCCTTTGATGCCATAAATAAAATCAACGCCAGGGCCGCCTTCGTCATTGACGCGACGTAGTTCGTCATATTGCCCTGGATCATGCAATCGAGCAGCATGTTCGTTGGGATAGGGCCTTTCGGATTGGATCATGCGATTACCTCATCTTCAGAATCATATTCGGTGGGCTCAGGTGTCGCCACCAATGGTGCCGCCTGCTGAGCACCAGCGTCATTTACTTGCGTTGGATCTGTATCTAGCACGATGCCAAGCTCATCAAACTTGGCCAGCTCAGCTTGTCGTTGCAGCAATAAATCCTCAAGGTCGCCACCTTGCTCTGACACCACATCAGATAAGGTCTTGAACCCACAGCGGACGGCGGTCTTGTAAGCCTCAACCTCCTTCTGTGGATCAACCCAGCTCCAGCCGCGAGGCATCCATTGAATCTTGCGGAATCGATCTGGGCTAATTTCATACCCTTGAATTGGCAGCTCGCCGCTCATTACTGCCATTTCAAGCCATGCCTCATATATAGGCTGATGAAAATTCTCGATCATAAATTTCTGCAGCACCCGCCAGGTGTCGCGTTCTTCCAACAAGCTCAACCGGCTGCTGCTGTAATTAGTTTGGGTGAAATCTTTTGATACAGATTCAAAACTACAGCCAACACCAGCCGCAACGGCTCGTAACATCGAACGCATAAATGGTTCAAACTGACCATCAGGTGCATCAAGGCTTGGAACCGATACAGTCTCGCCGGGTTGCAAATACTTAAACACACCTGGCTCAAAATTGCTTACCCGTTCGCCGTTATAAACTTCATCGCCATGTAGCTCGCCGTCAGGGCTAGAAATAAAACCCATCAAGCTGCTGCTGGCCCGCGCACGAATTACCTCAGCCTCTTCGTAGCCAGCCAAGTGATGCAACCGTTGGATGGCGCTAGAAAACCAGCTCACGCCACGGGTTTGGCCTGGTCGTTCTGTAATAAACAAATGCAACACATCGGCAGCTGGCACCCGAATGCGGCGCATATTCTGCCGATTGGCGCCAACAAACTGATCGCCAGGGTGGGATTGATAAAAGTGATACGCAACAGGGCGGCCCCAGGGGTCAACCTCAACGCCCATCCGCACCATGTTGCCATTTACTGGCTGCGGCACTTCATCGTCAATCAGATAATCGCTTTCAAGTATTTCAAGCGCGAATGGAGTCTTGCCGCCACCAAATGATTGCCGCACCAATCGTATAAATACTTCCCCTGATTCACAAATTGATCTAATTGCCAACCGTTCAATATCGCTAAAACACAGCATGCCAGCAGTATGGCAGCTTTGCTTACGGCTCCATTCTTCCCACTTTTCGTGGATTTGTTCATTTAATGTTTCGTCTAATTTGCCGCCGCGTTGCATCTTGATCTGCGGTTGCATCTTGATGCCTTGGCCGATCACATTATTTTGCACAGATCGTAATGCCTGTCGCGCAAAATCATTGTCACGAACCAGTTGCCGCGCACGATTGCGTAATGTTCTAAAGCTGGATTTGATTTCAGAATCAACGCTGGTCGAGCTGGTGATCCAGTCAGCCGTCAGCCTTGTTACCTGAGCGCCTTGATACCCGCGTTGCCTTGGCTTTGGTGCCCCGCTCCGTAGCCAGCTGTAAATCGCAGAACGAATGCCCATCAGAAGCGCACAAACAGGTTATGGGGATTGCCCAGGCCATTGGCCTGCAGTTGGGCGGCTTGCTCGCGCTTCACCTCAGCCTTTAGTTTACCCTCAAGCATCAACAAATCAGCCATCTCATACTTCTTTAGATTTCTGGTGCCAATCCGATACTCCTGCACCACACCGCCGGACACGATCGTTCTGATTGCAGCCTGGACGGCCTCTAAATCCTTTTGCGCTTGTGTTCTGCCGTCAAATGCGCCTGGTGTGCTGGTGTAATTCAGCGCTGGCAGCACCTCAAGCTGGCCGGCACCAAGCGTAATCTTCTCGCTGTTATACGTTGCAATCGCTTGCCAAAACCATTGCCCTGCATCAAAGCCAGCGCTGGTGGCGGCTGAAATCGTCATCTCCCAGCCGATGCCGTAAGCGCTACCGACTACTGTCGCGCCTTCACTCGCCGTATTAGTGCGTAGGTAGTAGGTCAGCGTCCACGTTGCGCTGGTAATTGCATTGCCGAATACATCAACTCCCGAATCATCGCGCCATTTGACCGTATTGTCCGCTCGGATTTGGCTTGGAATGTTCACGGCATTACCAATTGTTGACGAATGCAGGGCCAGCAGCGGCGGCCTTCTTGGATCTTAGCGGAGCTGTTGGTTGTTCTAGGCGCCGTTCTAGCTGATCCCATATTGTGCGTCGATCATAGCGCTGGTACATCAAGTTTAATGCCGCATACGCATAGACCAAGCAATCAAGCGCTTCATTTCGTGCTGATGGCTTCTTGACCCACTCACGAACCGGAAACCCCTTCACGAAACGTAATGCCTGCTTTTCAGCAGTCAGTTGCTCAAAGTATTCAGTTCCCGTTTCGTTATGGAAATGCAAAAACCCAGGACCAATCTCGTTATGGCGCAACCGACCAAACAACGTCGTTTTGATCGTGTCACTACCGACTGGATAAACCGATGCGCCGCGCTTGAGTGATTTACCAAAGCTATTAACGTCAACCTTGCTGGCTTTCCCAATCGGTGGTTTGCCACGCTGGCTTGAACCCTTGATCGCCACCACGCCTTGGCGACCACGTTCACGCGCATATTGATATACCTCGTTTGTCATGTGGCCGCCGCTATCGATCGCCACCACATCAGGCCGCAACTTCCCATTCAGTTCATGCGACCATTCACGCAACACCACCTCGTCCAATTGCTTCCATACCTCTGCCCTGGCTGGATCGCCAAATATCTCTTGGTGATGGATCAACCATCCTTCCTCATCACGGCCCCAGCCCCATACGCTTACCGCTAGCCGGTTGTCCTGCACGTCAACGCCAGCCGTCAACGCCAACGCGCCAGCAGGGAGCACATCAGGCTCATAGGCCTCGCAACGTTCCAGCAGTGCGTCGGCGCCAATCTTACTTGCGTAATCTTCTTCCCACGTTTCGCCCAGCACCGTATTAACCCACGTCTTCAACGCTTCTGGATTCGTTTTAGCCTCCAAGAACTCCTCCACCAAATGCGGCCACGTTGCGTTAGGGCTGTAGCTATATGCAGCCCAAATATGAAACCCGATATGCCTACCGTTGCCCGGTGCAGTTGCCAACCATTCGCCGTTTTCTACCATCCATCGCTTTTTGCTATGCGGAATCAAGACACCACATGATTCGCAACAATATGCAGCAGTGCTTGGATCGTTGTCGGTCCAGCGCATATTGGCCCATTTTAAATATTGCTTATGATTGCAGTCAGGGCACGGCACAAAGTAACGCCGCTGATCGGTCTCAGCAAACATCCGCTCGATGCGGCTGAAATCCTTGACCGTGGGTGTACTGCCGGCAATGATCTTACGGTTCCAGTAATATTCGGATCGCCTAATGCCAAGCTTGATTTGGTCGCCTTCGGTGCCAGCACTAGGCGGGTAGCCATCGACTTCGTCAAATAACACCACCCGTCGGCTTACACGCCGAAACCCGCGAGGGCTATTGGCGCCAACTAAGCTCAATGTCCCGCCAGGGAACTGCTTCTGCAGGATCGTGTTGGCACCATCCTTTGCCTTTGCATCGCTAACTAGCCCTGCTAGTACAGGTGTATCACGTAGCATTGGCGCTATCTCCTCCTTGGAGTAACCCTGCGCGTCCTCGATCGTTGGCTGGATCAGCATGATTGGGCATGGATCCTGATGGATATGAAAAGCAATTGCGTGGTTAAGGATCTTGGTGTAGCCAACCCGCGCAGATTTCATCACCGTAATCTGCTCTACCCGTGGGTCAGTCACCGCATCCATAATCCCCTTTTGGTACGGCAACGTATGCCACCGCCCAGCCTCAGCGCTGCTTTCAGCTGACAGGAACGCAAACTTATCGGCCCATTGGCTAAGCGTCAGCTTTTCTGGTGGCCTAAAGCCCTCCAACGCATCGAGCACCAAGGAATTGATATCAGCCATCGGCTACGTCCTCCAACGCTTCGCGCACGATATCCTCCAAAATCACAAAAGCATCTTGCGGAAAATCTGGTATCCGTTGTTTTGCCTTAGATGGAATTCCAAGGATCTTAGTCCTTGCTATTGCCACTACTTCGCCCCATTTTAACGCTATTTCCCTTGCGCTAACTAGCTCTTTTTCCTTCTCTGCGCGTTCAAGTTCAAGCAGTTCGGCCTTTAAAAATTCAGTCCTGGCCCGGCTTTCGTTGTAATCCGGTATAGACTTGTCAGTTGATGATTGATTTGCTACCTTACCCCCGTTTATCCGTGTTTGAGTTGTTAATGCCCAATGTTCACGCAAACCTTCCAGTTCGATCATCTCCTTGCCGGTCACGCTCATCTTTGTTTTGACGCGACCCTCTTTGATCGCCCGCGTGATTGCAGACGGACCAATATTTAACGCCCTGGCGGCTTCGGCTTTAGTGACAAGCATGCCGGCATATTAGCTCACCAGCAAAAAGCTTGCACAGTGCCGGGGTAGGGGTTATAATGTCTGGCCCTGTTCACAAAGTAGTACGGTTGTACCTAGTTATATAATGAGCCTTGAATTCACC